GTGACCGGCAATAGTCACCTTGCTGCCCTCTATAATATCGAATAACTGTTCTGACATTCTCCACATCAACGAATGCCGATTTATTTTTTTTGTATATCATCCTGGCCAATGATAGTGATGGCAGATGTGACCAATGTTCAAGATACTTCTGGACGATTTCGCCCTTGATGCTTGACCTGCTCATTGGTGCTGCGCCATAATTCGTTCGCGATAAAACTTTGGATCGATTTCACGAATCTGCACAGCCAATTCCATCCATTGCTTCTTGGCTTCTGTCCTTTCTTCCTTCGTGCTATCTGTTCCCAAGTTACATTGAATTAATGCATTCTGATGCAGAAGTTCATCAATCTGCTTACGGACATCAGCATCCGTGTGATAGTAATAGTTGCTCATCTCTGCCATAGTTTACGGCCAACAGTTACACCAACAAAATGGTCACCATTGAACTTGTAATTGGCCGTAAGATACAACTTTTGAATGTCACCATGCACACCAATTCCCAATAATGGTGTTACATTTTCGCTGAAATCAGTCTGTGCTTCGACAGATGCGTGAAAACCAATTCCATACATTGGTGCCTTCTGCACATTTGATGTGTATGTGAATGCTGCTTTTTCGCTTAAATTCTGATAGTTCTGCCAACTTGCCTTCAGCTTGCCATCGGCCAATGTGATGGTTGTGTCGTAACAGTTCACTTCTGACAGCCATGCTTGAATGATTTGGACTGTGTCAATTATCAGAACTTCACGTTCCTGTATAATGGTGTTGGTAATTGTATCTGTAACTGTGATACGCTCCACAAATCGAACTGTGTCGGTCTTCCATCGGTCAACGTATTCCGTCCGATAGATTGGCTTTTCAATTTCAATTGTTTCTGTGATGACCTTGGCACCTGTTCCACAGCCTTTCCATGCGACAATGACACCAAGAAGAAAGGTGACCAAATAAGGCCACACAGATTTGAACAGATGTTTCAGCAATTCCCTATCCATAGGTTCACTTCTTCTTCTCTCCTGGCAATTAATCCACGCAGCACCTTGCCGCCACCTTTGGTCCATCTGCGAAATTCAGCAGGAATGTTCTGGTCATCCACGCAATGGTTGACCTTTCGCAGTAATGTTGATCTGCTGAAGTTGCCGATGCCTACATTGTACACGAATGAAATCAATGCGGCCTTCTGATGTGCTTTCAGTTTCACATCCAGGACACCATTCACTTGCTTCTCCACTTTCTTGATGTGATGCAGCAATTCTTCCGTTGCCTTTTCTTCTTCAATTGGTTCATCATCCATTGACACCTTGGTGCCATCTGCATAGATGGTTGTGCCATAGCCGATGGTCGGAACGTTAGCCGGACACAGATATGGTTCTGGCTCAAATCCTTCGAACTTCTTGATTACTTCCGCTGCCTGGTTTGCTGCGCTTTTTCTTGGTTGTTTCTTTTCTTTTTCCATTGCAATTTCCATCTATGCATTCACATCTGATTGGCCGCCATGCACACCATTCACCTACATCTTGCACCTGTTCTCTTTTAGTTCTCCTCGCATCTCAACCAACGCCTTCGTGTTCTCGGCAATCACTTCGCTGAACTTCTCTACGTGTTTGTCATTTGCTACTTGCCATTCCTTGCGCTCATCTCTGTGTATGTCGGTTAACTTATTAAGGTAGTACACCAACACCGCGAGAAAGATTCCCGCTATTCCGTAACTCGCAAGTGCTTCTAAAATTGCATCCATCACAAAACTAAGTTACCTTCTTCATCAATCTCTGGAACGATGCCCCAAACCAATAGTTCAGCTATCCATTGTTCTTCGTCCGTAAATTCATCAAATATCCAAATCGTTTCAAAAACTTGACTTGGCTCTACCCACCCATAGCTTTTCACTTCTGTTCGTTCGTTATCGAAACAGATGTAATAGGTTTGTACTTCTGGAAATCTTATCTCGTTCATTGTCTTTTTTTTTAAACTGGTCCACCATCTATGATTCCGCCCCATTTACTGATAAGGCTTGTCCTTGCTGCTTCGGCTGCTCCGCCAGCAGTGTATTTGCTACTTCCAAAATTAACTGTTCCACTATAAGACATTGCTCCTTGTGCATCCCACGCTATCAATAAAGCATCGTAGTTAGCTGTGGATAAGCCAGTTGCGTTCTGCATAAATGCTAAAAAACTTGTTACTTGGTTAATATCCCAAGAACTTATATCTTGATCAAATGAATCTGCATCATAGAACATATATTGCATATTTGTAACGCTACTTACATTCCAATTTCCAATGTCTTGATTAAAGGATGTAGCAGAAAAAAACATTCCATTCATAGTTGTAACGCTACTTGTATTCCAAGATCCTATTGGTTGATCAAATGCATATGCACGTTGAAACATCTGCTGCATAACCGTGACTCCGCTTGTGTTCCACGAGCTTATGTCTTGATTAAAAGCGTAGGCTTGATGGAACATCTGCCCCATGTTAGTGGCAGAGTCAGTTATCCAATTTCCAAGAGGCTGATTGAACACATAACAAGAATTGAACATACCTGAACTGCCACCCGAACCTGTGCCACCGAAAGAAGTTACGCTACTTACATCCCAATTTTTAATTCCATCCGAACCGCCATTGTTGAACAACGCACAATTAGAAAACATTCCTCTTACATTCTGAGCAGATGAAAGATTCCAACTACTCAGATCTTGGTCAAATGCATAGCAATTGTAAAACAGACCAGCGAAAACTGTTACATTTGATACATTCCACCCACTTATATCTCTATTGAAAGATGTACACCCTGATAACATTCCGAATGAGTCGAATGATGGAATGCCAAGCGTTAATGCAGATGACATATCCCAATTGTCAATGTTACCATTGAAGTTTGTGCAATTGTAGAAACAGCTCCTGAACTCAGTACAACCTGACACATCCCAACTACTAAAATTAGGTGTTGTTAAACTCGTACAATCTCTGAACAGATTCGATGTTGCATCTGTGGATGAAAGTTTTGGAGCATCAGTAGCAGTTACATCAAGGTTACTGCATCCGTAAAATGCCTGATCTGTTGTAATGTTCAGCGTTCCCCAATTGAAGATGTCAGTGATTTTACGCCTATCGCCTCCATTTGCAAATCTCCAGCCATCAATTTGACCCGATATGGTTATCACCTTAACACCGCCTGAAGCGTATGTGTGTGTTCGGTTGGCATAACTTAAAGCAGATGTAGAACCATCTCCCCAATCGATTGAGCCTGAGTAAGTGCCTCCCGACAATAACGGAAGCACCACCGTGTCAGATGCACTTCCTGCTAAAGTCGTATCCCATGTTGATACGAAGTCAAGATTGGCAGCACCACCGCCAGAAGAAGACGCTTGTCTTCTTGCTATGTTGATTATTCCGTTCATTGTTTGTAAACAATGCAGCTTCCACTTGACATTGTCAACGATGTGATGCTTGACGATTCTGGCACAGTAATGTAGGCACCTGCCTTGCAGGTTGTTCCACTAAGACCATAGTCTGCCAATGCTCCACTTCCATCAACTTCAAATGCTGTGAAGACTGTATCTTCCTGCACTATAACAGCGTAGCCATTCAATGATGAATGTGCTGATGTGCCGGTCAGAACTTTACTTCCTTTGCTCGCGATTGCTTTTTGTTGGTATTGCATGGTTTAATTTTTAGCTTGTTGGTATCTGGCAGCGATCATAGGCAAATGGCTGCGTAATTGACAGCACACAACTATGTCCGCTAACTTTGTCTGTGAATCTTTCCGTGAATGGTTCGAACTGAACAGATGTTTGAATGCTCAACTGCTCGGTGTGCAGCTGTCTGAAGTATGCCACGAAATCCATCAGAATCAAGATTGTGTCTGACATCACTTCATGTTCATTCTCTTCACCTGGAAGAACTCGGTCCATACAAATCAGTCTGATGTCATAGGTCAATGTCCTTTCAGTTACAGATGCACCTTGTTCAATCGCCCATAGAACAACATAATCCAATTCTTCTGGCTGTAATTCCCACACATCACCTTGGCCGTACTGCTTTATTTGCAGATGGCTGTTGGCCTGTGCTTCGATCATTTCGAATATGTTGTTCAGAGTATACAAACTTCTTCAGTTTTTCTAAGTTCTTATTATTAATTCCTTTCGCCATCAGTAGTCTATGTAACCATCTCTGTATTTGTCCTGCAAACTTCTGACCTTGTACCTGTTGCCCAGGAAGATGCCTGTGCTGTAGACATCCTTCTCTGGAAGAATCACGTCCAAACCAGAATCTGGTGATTGGTATGCCGGATAATCTGATGCGTTTTCGCAGAGAAATCGCACCAATCTTTCCGTGTACCATTCGGCCTTGTCGCGATACTTGCGTGATATAAAATTGATTTCATCCAATGATGACACAGATGCATTTTCGCTACTCTGTTGCATCAATCCCTTGTTCAGAAATTTGTAACTGATGGCAGTTGGTGCCTCAGATTCAATCCAATATCTAAGGCATGGCTGAATGTAGTCATCCAACAAGGTCTGATTTGCAACAGTCAATGTGCTGTTGATGATCTGCGTCTTAATCTCACCATACAATGTACTGCCTAATTTTGGCTGAACATAGATGTCTTGGCACATGATGATAATCGGCCGCAAGTATTTGAAATCAATATTCTCGTGCAGCAATGTGCTGTCCTTCAGATAGCTTTCAGATATGAATAAAACAGGTGTTGCCATCAGTTCGCTTGCTTAGTGATTAGAACTTGCCGCCATTCGTGTCTGCAATGGATTGATTTCCCCCACCATCCACCGCCACGATTCCATACATTTCGTCCTTGCTGCATTCCCAACGCTTGGATTTCTTCCAAGGTCCACACTTTGCCTGTGTAGTTCGGACCAATTTCCTGCACTTCATCTGAACGCCAATCTGATGGCCTGCTTTCACGTAGCAGGTCAATGCAAAAATCACGTGATGTTGGAATGGTCAATGCTTCGCCTTTCTGCTTTAATTCTGGCCGCAGATCATAAACATAACCGATGCCAAATTCTTCTTCAACCGGTTCAATTTCATCAATGATTCGCTTGCCTTCCTTGGTCACTTCAACAACTCGTTGTGTGCTTCCTTCTATTTCCTTTATCAGAATGGAAATTGCATTGGCTTCATTCAATGCTTGAATTGCTGCCATCATTCGGTCAATGCTGATCTGCAAACTTCTGGCAATTGCAAGAAATGGTGTTGATGGTTCCTTCACCAAGATGTCCAGGACCGCGGATTCAATTGGTCCTATTTCTGCGAACCAATACTTCAAGCATTCAGCTTCACGGATGTGAGCAGTTTCGAATGAATCGAATTGGAATCTTCTGTCAGCCACAACTTTGTAATCAAAACTTCCTGTGCTTTTTAGATATTCCAGGACACGTTCATCATCTTCCTTGCTATCTGATGATTTGCAACAGGTACGCTGTGAATTGAACGTAGACAATTCTGGCAATGGTTCGCCATTGATTGTTGCTGCTGCCTTCGCAGGTTCGAATCCGTACAATTCAACCAAAATTGCAATGGCAGAATTGGCATCCACAACACCTTCCTTCACGTTCTGAAGAAGTGTGATGATTCCAGAAACGCCACCAACAGAACCTTTCAATGCTGCTTGTGCATCTTTTGTTTTGCTATCAACAGACTCCGTTCCTTTTTCCTTCTCAACAGCCGACAATCCAACAGCTTCACGAATTTCGTCTTCTGTCATAACGCTGATGATGGTACTTTCTGAAAATTGAACGCTGATTGGTTCCGTGTCGCTGATGGTCAGCCTTCCTTCCAATCCTTGCAAAGATGCCAGATCATTGAATGTGCGCTCAATAAACTGTTGCCGTGCGTTGACATAGGTGTTCTGGAACAGTTCAAAGCTGTCAACCAATTGGTTTCTGCTGCTGAAGATTCCTTCTTCTTTGATGCCGAATAATGCAGGATCACTTATTTGATGTCCTGCATACAATTCCTGCTGAATCGTCTTGTTCAATAAGTCAAAACGCTTATCAAAGTCATTACTATTCAGCTGTTGAATGTCCGCTGAACGCTCCTTTGAATCTGCAAAATTTAGAAGAATGCTGTTGGCGTTGTCCGTTCCGGTGAACTTAGCCTTCACCATCCGTTCAATTTCCGCTTGCTCGGTTTCTGTCGGGATGCCAGAATTGAAGTTAATCAAGGTCCCGGCCATAAATCCATTGGAAATTCCCTTGTTGAAATAGTCACTTACTTTTCTATCAAGGTCAATGTAGTTGATGGCACCAAGGTATGATGGCAATGGATAGTATTTGCAATTAGGTTGGTATGATTTGACATACAACAACTGCTTGCCACCTGGCTCACGCCAATTGAATGCTTCTATTTCTTCAACTTCTGGATTGCTCTTCTTCCAATCTTCAGAATAGTAGTACTTCGTGCCATCTTCTGAAACGCGATATTTTGCAAAGTCTGCGTGATAGATGGCCGCTATCTTTTCACCAATACTGTCATAGATCACTTCCAATGCATAGCCGCCATACAATTCCAGGTCATGCGCCACTTTGACCAAGATGTCATCCAATGATTCGTATGGATTCGGATACTTGACAAACTGCTCCATCTTGGCCTTCATCACAGTTGTCATTCCATCTGTGTCAATAGACCATCCGCGGCCACAGATGTAATCACGTTTACTGTTTATGATGGCATGATGCTTTGCGCTGTTCCTGTATAATTCCAACAGAAAGTCAGGATAACGATTCTTGTATTCTCCTTCCGAACCATACAGAATCCAATCCTTGCCACGCTGTTCCTTGAATTGCGGAACCACGTTTGCTTCAAATTTCAATATGCTTAGACTATTCGCCATAAACTGTGTAAGTTTGGTTGCCACCTGTATATACTTCAGATGTTGCAGGTGTGCCAATGACCTTCACGATTCCTTGTTCTAACAATGTCAGACCCGTTGGATCAAGATTTGATGATGAACTGTTGGCATAGATGTAATAACGCCATTGTCCATCATTGCCTAACTTCACTTCACCTGCTGTTGGTGTTGGTGTTCCAGGACCAACTTCTGTGATTTCGAACTTGTTGAAGCGATTTGGAAATGCAGATGTGTCCTGTGCCACGCAATATTGCACACCTTCCGTTGTGTCTGATTTCAGTTCAAACAGATAGTATGTTGCTGTGCCGTATTCGGTTAATGTCACAGCCACTTCATTGGCGCTATTTCGTTCGATGTTTATCAAACTGCAAACACTACATATTCAATATCCACATCTGCCGTGTCAGCTTGCGCACTTATCACGTCAATGTCCACGAATGCGCTGAATGCACCTGGTGTAGCATCTGCATCCATGCTTCCTGTCGACAGCATGAATGTGGCACCTGCATCAACTTTCACATCAGCTGTTTCTGCTCCACTTTTCTTGAATCTTACACGCAGGAAGTTGGTGTTGTCCAAGTTGGTGATTCGGATGTAGCGAATTGATGAACGGATGAACTTACCCTGGCCATTGTTGCTATTCAATTCGATGATGTCAATCTCGTTAGCGGAGTCGATTGTCATCACTCTTCTGTCAGCTTCTGCGATGTTGGTGATGGTTCGCGTATGTGATCCACTACGATCAACTCCTGCGAGAACTAACTGCTCTGAAATTGTAACTGTTCCCGTACTTGGAACTACTGTGCTTGCCATGTTTGTTGTGCTTTTCTTTAAATAGCAAATAGTTCAGATTGTGCCAAAACGAAGAAAGGTGCAGCAGTTACGCCACACCTTCCTAACACAGAGAGAGAGAGAAAAGAAAAGTTATTAGTTGCTTACGGATGCAATCATTGCATCAACAGTTCCAGAAGTTGGGGCAAGTTGCAATGCCATTGCAGGCTCCATGCCGCTGAATGTCAATGTATATCCTTGCAGGTCACCAAATGCTGTTCCTGTTGCTGCTGTTCCGGCTGAAATTTCAAGGCCATTGGCTCTTCCA